TACTGCAATACATGGCAAAGAGAATTGAAGGCCATTGGCAACTTCTTTATTCAAGTAACCTACTGTAGTGACTTCAGCAACGGTGTCATTCGTATTGATGTAAGCAATGCTTGGCAATACATCTACTAATCCAGTTTGACCTGGCGTAACATTAATAATTCCCATTTTCTATATCCTTATAGAGTGGTTAATTTAATCCATTAAACGAATATCATTATTCGATATACATCTCTGTCCCAAACATATTCTTTACAGGCTCTTCTTTCACTACATTACGTTCTTTAAGAACAGCAATCAAGTTCGTAAATACCTTAATTGACTCCTCTAAATCATGTAATTCTACTTGCATATCAACCTTACTTAAAACCATTTCTTTCAACTGTTTTGTCAAACTTTCTACAACTACCGACATAATAAATCCTCATAATTACCAGCTAATAACGGGCAATTCGGTTAGAAACGCCTCAGCCGATACTATAACACGATCACCATTCTTTGCTTTCTGAAATTCTTGCGCACAGTAAACCCAGATTGAATCACGCCAAGCTATGAACGCTTGTGCTTCTTGCGCCCATTGAGGCACTGTACTAGCAGCATAAGAGGCGCATGAGAGGGAAGTCTTATAGTTTTTCGACATTGCAGTGATTTCAATTAGACTCTCAATCACAGCTATAATCTCAGTCTTCAATTGATTCAGATTGAATGCTGGAAGAACTTCAGCTTCATAGGACATAATCTCATCCAAAGTAGGCTTAGGAATCTGCATATCCCATTTATCGATGACAATACCAAGACCATCGTTCTCATCCTTAAAGGATATATTCCCTTTCAGCCAATCCTCTTCATACTTGGTAGATAATATTTCAAATACATTCATGATTAATCCTTATGCAAATTCCCAGACAATAATTAAACCTGCGCTGCCTACTCCACCCGCTGCACTAACTGTAGTTGATAATCCGCCTGAACCACCACTTCCATAAGCTGATGCGGTAATACCTGTTGTTAATGCATTCTGAGCCGCGGCACCACCTCCATATATACTGGAACCTCCTGTGCCACCCATAGCAGCGGATGAGGCTGCAAAAGCATCCATTCCAGCAGCTCCACCAGAGTTGATATTGCCGTTGGTGCCTACCCCACCTGCTCCACCTACTACTCTTTGACCTACAGCTCCAGATATAGAACCCATACCAGTGCCGCCTGCTCCACCTGTAGCCTGTAATGAGCTTGCACTAAATGTAGTCGTTCCACCTGTTGAACCAGTATTTGCTCCTGCCGATCCTCCGGCACCACCGCCTCCTACTGTATAGGTATATGTAGACGATGCTGATGCAACCCATAAACGTGCGTAGCCACCAGAAGCTCCACCAGCACCTTGAGATACTCCTCCAACTCCACCTGTAGAGCCACCACCACCACCACCGCCACCAACTACTTCAACCAGAATAGAAGTAATTCCACCTGGACGAGTGTAAGTAGCAGCACTACCGCTCGTGAAGATTTGGAAGCTTTTTAGACCACCAGTTCCCGCAGCAGAAGGAGTTGCCCATGTGCCATCACCACGCCAAAATGTAGTAGCTGATGCGCTGGTTCCAGAGTTTAAATTCGTTACAGGAAGATTACCCGTTACTCCATTGCTTAAGTCAACTTGCGCCCAAGCCGGGTTATTAGTCGTCCCTGTGTTAGAAAGATAACGAGTCGCACTTGTATTCTTAGTTAATGTGGATATAACATTTGTAGCACTTCCGTATAGTAAATCTCCTTGGGCTACCGTGGCAGGATGAGTTGTACTTGACCATGCTGGAGCACCACTAGCACCAGACAACAACATTTGATTCGCTGTCGCTGTTCCTGCAAGAATCGCTAATGCCGAGGCTGTGCTGTACACAATACCACCATTGCTTGCTGTAAGACTCGCTGCTGTTCCTCCACGAGTTAAGCCTAATTGACCTGTCCATCCTAGGGTTAATGATGTAGCTTGAAGCAACGCAGTCGTTGGAGTTCCACCTAAAGTCAGCGTAACGTTGGTATCATCGGTCTTCGTTAATGCAGCTGGTGTTGGTAACTGAGCTGTAGTGGCTAATGTTCCTGTAGTCGGGAAGGTAACGCCAGTAATTCCTGTGAAGGTAAAGGTACTTGCAAACGCTCCAGATAAGGTATGAGCAGCAGCCGTAACAACGCTTCCACCTAGAGTAATGGTCGATGCGCCATTATTAACTCCTGTACCACCATAAGTAGCACCAACCACAGTTCCTTGCCAGACACCAGTTCCAATCGTACCTAAAGTTGTGATTGAAGATTGACCTACATAACTTGCTGAGATATCTATAACAGGAGTTGTACCTCCAGTGGATGTTATCCTGTTAGCTGTGCCACTGACAGAAGTAACTCCAGTACCAGCAGGTGTAGCCCAAGTTCCATCCCCTCTCCAGAAAGTGCTGCCACTTGCAGATGTTCCAGAGTTCAAATGGCTAACTGCTAAGTTACCCGTAACGTAAGTCGCTAGGTCAATTGCTGTAGCATTCCACACGCCAGTAACTACAGTTCCAAGAGTTGTGATAGAGCTTTGCCCAACATAACTTGCAGAAATGTCAATGACAGGGTTAACGCCACCAGTGGATGTAATACGATTTGCTGTACCTGAAACGCTTTTAACGTTTCCTGCGTCAAGACCATCCACATAAGTCTTATTGGCAATGTCCGTTCCTGCAACAGGCGCATCGACTACAGAACCGGCTGTCAATGCCGCAGTAGAAGCTGTAATAGCAACTCCTGAGATTGTTCCACCAGTAATGGCTACGGCACTAGCATCTTGTACAGCAATTGTTCCCAGACCAAGATTGACTGTTGCTCCTGTTCCCCCATTAGCAATAGGAACCACAACGCCAGGAGGTAATACACCTGTATAAGTAAAGCGAGTATTAAGTCCACCTCTAAGGCCGACAATAATATCGCTTGGTACTAAGTCCCCACCATCCTGGAAGGTACTAAATTTCTGATCTGGTACTAATGCCATAACCACACTCCTTGTGATATTGGTTCGCAGTGCCTTAGTTAGCTGGCAATGCGTAGAACTTAACTAGGATATCCGTACCAGCAGTTGGAGCTAAGAAATGCATGACATCGCCTGCTTTCACTTCTACCCCATAATATTCACTTCCAATGATTAGGTCGGAAGTAGTTGCCGCAAACGAAGCACCAGCAGGAACGGCAGCTGTGGCATTCAAGGCAAACCATACTGATAAATTGGCTTCGACCTGAATTACTGCTAGCCATTTATTCACTGAGTTTAATGCTTGTCCCATAGCTCCATTAACTGGCACTGTGAGGCTCGTATCAGTCGTAATGGCAAGAGAAGCACTGAACTTCTGATCACAAAACTGCAATCCAAATCCGTTATACCCTGCGACATCCTTCTGTAACTTGTATTGAGTTGTCATTTTTTATCCTTATTGGTATCTAATGAATTTATTAACAAAGGTAGTGAGCTGCGTAATGTTAAACGCCACACCATTACCTGTATCACCTGTATTAATTGCCACAGGATTGAACGCTACAAAAGCTCCAGGACCACTTGTACTTGACGCAGAAGCTTGGAATAAACCTGAGTGATGATGCGATGGCATTTCATTAATAGTCTGAGTGTGGGTTGCCGCACCTGCCGTTCCACCAATAGAGGTTAAATTCTCATTAGGTAGAATTCCTGTTCCTTGAGCACCCGCAGTTACTTGGTCGGTCAAATTTGGCACGTTAAATGTTGTTGAGCCATTACCATTACCCCATGCGAAGAATCGTACAGTTGGTGTGCCTGTTACTGTGGCATTTGCTGACATGGTGATAGTATTGGCTACCACGTTTGATACAGTAGTGGCTGCTGGAACTCCAGTTCCTTCAATATTCATTCCTATTCTGAAAAATAGGCCATTGGCTACGGTGAACGTTGGCGATCCTGAAGTTAATGATACTGTTTCAGTCCATGTCAATGATTGGAATAACAAATTGTATTGGATTCGATTGTAGGCTGCTCCATTACAGATAAGATAATGCGGTGGTAATACAAACCCTGCGAAGTCAATAATCGTACCTACAGGCACTATTGGATAGGCATAGTGATAGAGATGGTCAATCTGACGCGCTTTAGACTCTTGGTCATAATTGATATTGGCGATACTAGAGGCACCTGTAAAGGCAACCATGACGCTTGTAATATCAATTTGAATGCTTAATGGAATATCAAAATAGATGTCAACATAAGCAGTAGGATAAGTCCCAACACTGTTTGAAGGAGGAATCAGAGCACTGCCTGGGAAGCTCACATAATCCCCACTTGCGGGCAATGATGCTGAGACTAATAATTGGTCTATAACTGTACCGCTAGACTGACTGTAAAACATATCTAATGTCACGCCTGTACCGCTATAAGTTTTAGCGACAAAACTTGCCGATAAGTAACCTGAACCCCATAGGTTAGGTGAACCTGTAATTCTCTGTCTCAATTGAAGTTTAGTTAATCCGGCTGAGTTAATCGTTAAAATTGTTCCTGGATTGGTCAAGATATTCAAAGAACCAGAAGGTTTTAATTGAGTTACCGTAACCGTTCCTGCGCCTGGAGCTGAGACAATTAAGTCCCAATCTGGCGCAATACTGATAACACTATCTACTACGGTATTAACACTATAGGTATAAGCTCCAGCGGATGTATCAAATAATACTTCGATGAACTGCGGATTAGAAATTTCATTTGTGATGACACTAAGAATTTCACCATCTTCTTGAAGTGATACATAAGGAACTGCTTCGCGAGCAAACTGAGGCACATCTGCTGAACTGGTTACGCGCACATAATAAAGTTCCACATTGAATTCTGAGTCATAAGGAAAGAAGTATGGAACGACAGGATTACCCATTGAATCTTCAAAAGTTCCGATAGAACTTAAGGTCATAGGATTGGGCAGCTGAATATAACTGTAATTAGGAGAAGTCCCAGTAATCTGATAAATAGGCTTTAATATTCCGCGCTGATTATCTTGCTCGAAATAAACCAATCCACCGCTTAATGGCGCACCAGTATCACGATCAAGCAAAACATCTTCTATGCTAAAAGCGGGAATATAATGTGGATCTATTGCCATCACAATCCTTTGTAATGAGAGTTATTTATATTATACGCATTTCAGTGTAAAATACATCCAATCAAAGACTAGGGTAGCTCCCGAACACCAGCATCTTACTGGCCGTCTTTGTCCTACATTAAGATAATACTGAAGAGGTATTTATGTTTGACATAATTAAGTCATGCAAGAAGCATGGCGCATTAACTATCAATGACGTGTATGTAAGAAATACTCGCAAAGGAACTGACTGTAAGTTTTGCAGTAAAGAAAGCGCAGAACGCAGACGATTAGCCAATCCTGAGAAATTTAAAGAGCATGGTCGAAAGTACCGTCATATAGAAGTTCCTCCAAATGTTGATTCAAGGATTTGTTCTGGATGTAAGAAAGAATTGCATCAAGACAATTTTACTCATTCAGATTGGAATAGACGGCATCCATATTGTAAGTCATGTCGATCAATTGCCAATTACAAATCCAAGGCTAGAAATAAAAATACTTACGAGCAATATAAGATTAAAACTGCGGAATCCAGTAGAAGAAGTTATCTGAGAAAAACATGGGGTATTACGCTCGAAGAATTTAATGAATTAAAAAATTCTCAAGATAGTTTATGCGCAATATGTAAAATCAATGCCGATATTTTGCATATAGATCATAATCATCAAACGGGGAAAATTCGTTCTCTTCTATGCAATAATTGCAATCGAGGTATTGGTCATTTAAAGGAATCACCTGTAATACTTCATGCTGCAATTGAATATTTAATCCACCATGCCCCATAGAATTTACTATGGCCAAGTGTCTTTATCACTATCTAAGCTCACTACCCAAAGAGATATAAGCCATATTACGATTAACCAAAACATATTGTCCCCCTTTAAAGCGCACATGATACCATGATTTGGTTAAAATGTAATCACTCTACTTCCCACCAAGGATTTCTCTAGCTACTTCAGCCGTGGTTCCTATCCCTAGAACACTACCTACTGATTTCAGTCGCTTCATTTTCTTCTCATGCTTCAACGCCTTAGCTAATGAAGTCTTAACTTCAGGATGAGCATCCATAAATTTATTCATCTCTGTGCTTTCTTCGGTCAATAAAGTTTTAGGGTTCTTTGGAACCTTCTGACTTTTTCCAAATACTTTCGCCAATGCAGGAGTAGAGAAATATGTTTTCTGGATATCTTTATAGTCGGTTCTAGCCTTATTAAGAAGCTTTGCCAAATCTTCATATCCAGTATTCTCTAAATGCTGTTGGATTGATTGATTTACTTGGTCACGAGTAGCTAGAATTTCTTCGCCCATTGTATTCTCTGCTGACAAAGCTGAGGATAAAGCCTTTTCCCCTTTAACCCTTAAATCGGCTTGAAGGGAACGCAATGCCTTGTAGTCTCCAGTCCGAGCACGTGCAATTAAATCTTTATTAGCCGGAGTCTTGGCTAGGAAAGTTTCGGCTTGCTTAATAACGCTCTTATTAACTGGAATCTTTGAAATTCCTTTAGACTCAACTTCTTTCTCAACCGTATCGAATATCTTTCCTGCATCAGATGTTGCAGTATTAACTTTAGCCTGTGTTTCTCTGATTGACTGCTTCAAATCAGGAGCCTTAAATAATTTCTTACCTTGCTTAGCTAGGCCAACCCCACCAGCAAGTGCTGAAGCAATATCAGGAATGGCACGAATTAAATCATCACCTTTTTCCTTATCAGGTTCCAATCCTAAAGCTTTTTCCACGCCCATATCTTCCGGTAAATGAGGAATCAACTTACCTAATTTACCTAATACTTGAGGTAAGAGATGTTTTCGGGCTAAGTACTGATTCAGGTTATAAGGGGCATTAATTAACCCCTTGCCAATCTCACCTGTCTCCGCAACTAACTGACCTGCATTATGAAGAATTGAGCTGCCTGGATTTTCTTCAATATATTTACCAGACTTCTCAAGCTTATTAGGAATATCTAAGGCAAACTTAGCCGCACCACTCAGTCCATGCGCTAAATCAGATCCAACGCCAAGAATGCCTGTGCGTTCTGGACGTTCAGGTTCTCCTTGAGCTTCTTCAGGCTTATTCATCGGGGAAGATGCAATACTGGATTGACTTTCTTCCTCATCAGGAAAGCTTTCATGGATGGCTTGTTCAACTTGCTCAGTGCTCCAGTCATCAGGATAGGACATAGGAACAACTTCACCAGTTTTAAGCTTTACTTTAATCTGTCCCATTATTTCCAGCTCCTTGTCTCCAAGTCATATGTCTTCCCAGCATGACCTTTAGACTTCAACCGCCCGTAGTCTTCCTGATTCTTCTGGAATGTATCGGCAGCTTCTTCTAGCCATTGTGTAATATACTTCTGGGTCGCTAAATAAGTTGGGGTATCAACCAATCCTTCGATGATTTTCATCTGCCCCATAGACTTATTGGTTAACTCATTAATCGCTTCGATACCAATATTACCGCCAGCAACTTTAAGACGCAGGGCAGCAATTTCAGGGGATAATGCTCGTGCTGCTAAAACCTGCCCCATCTCATCAGGGTTCTTGTTATCCAAAGAGTCTGCAATCTGGTCTAGTGAGTAGCCTCTTACCTTGGCTGGATATTTAGCTAAAGGCTTGGCAACCTTTTGCTCTAGGTTTTTAAGCTCAGCCACATATCCGCTACGTCTCTGGAGCTGTTTAACATTCTCAGTTCCTAGCGGATAGACTGGAACTAAATCGTCTAAGTCCTGACCTTTCTCCTTAGCAATCTGCTCAAGCGTTTTACCACTGCGAAGTAATTGAGTTCCTTCTACAGGGTCAATTCCCATAGCAGTAGTCAAGCCAACAGCACGTTTCTTCTCATCCACTGGGAGCTTATCAAATCCTGTACCAGTAGTAATATCCTTGCTGCGCTCAGTAACCGCTTGCTCATGCGCTAATTTAGAGCCATGAATCTCTTCATAAGCATTACGGATGTCATCTTGAGTAGCATCTGGGTGCGATACAATGTAATTAGCTAGCTCACCATTGGCTTTAGGCGTACCACCAACCTTCTGCTGTAATGCTTTCTGAATCTGAGCAGTCTTGTAGTCCTTCTCAAGTTTAAACTTCTCTTCATAGTGCTCAAGAGCTTTGGACTTTAGCGCATTGGATAATCCTTTCTCCTGATCACCTAAAGCATATTCCTTGGGCTTATGTTCGACCTCAAGCTTCTTCAATGAGTTAGCAAGTTCTTTAGCAGTAGCTTCCTGCTTCATCTGGCCAGGGACTTGCGACATTTGATAGCCTTTCAGAACATCCTCGAATATAGACTTCGCTGGAGAATCCAATAATGGCTTACTAGAGAAATCAGTGAATGGAATCGCCATATTATTTTCCTCCGAAGATACCTGAGCCTACAGCAGCACCAGGAACACCACCCAAGGCAAATCCAGTTCCAGCTCCAAGAGCTTTACCGAACATACTCCACAGGTCGTTTTTGTTCTTGTTCTTCTGCTGGGCATCTTGGAACGCTAATCCACCTTGCTGATTCAACGCACCACCTAAAGCATCAGTCAGTTTTCCAGAGGCATCATATCCCCTAGTAGCCACACCTTCTTCCCCTTCAAGACCTGTGTTAAATACTCCAAGGACATTCTTAAGGAATTCTTGCATGTCGCCTGATAGAAGTTTCTGAACCCCTGCTCCTTGATTCATCTGGTCTTGTGGTGTTCCTGCAATACCACCAGCAGCAGCCGTATTACCCAATTCCTTAGTCAGCTGTTCTTTCTGGAACTGATATCCTTCTGAGGGCTTATAGCCTTCCATGAGCTTGTTAATGAAACCTGTAGGGTCATTCATCAGGTCTTCATACTTGCCCTTAGTCTTACCAGAAGCGTCTTTGCCAGCATTAATGTAATCGTCATAGCCTTGGTGAGCTACACCAGGAATTTGATTTAGATATTGGTTGGCTGAGTTCATAGGACTATTGCCTCCTCCACCACCAAATAATTTACTTAATAGGCTCATCTCATATCCTTATGGGTAAGCTGAAGTAGTTACTTTACGTAACGCTCCATTAATTAATACCACCACTTCATAGACCAAAGTAACATCATCATGTACATACCAAATCGTTCCATTAGGAAGTGCTTGGTCTACGGGCAATGCAATAATCGATGCTAGTTCTGCCTGAGTAACTTCGGGTAGCGTCCAACCATTATCTGAAAGTCCATTTCGTAATATATTGTTCAATTCATCATTGTACATCTGCATCTGACTGGTTAGAAAGCCATTTTCGTCAACAAATTGTACGGATTGGAATGTTGGAATAATCATTGATAGACCTCCAGCATACCATTAGCAATGACCACTGCGCCAAATCCCCAGAATCTCATTTGAATCGTGAATTGGTTCGCTTCACCAAGCTTATTAAACCGAGGCTGATTCTTATACATTCCAGTAGCGTGCATATAATATTGAACAGCGTTGCCATACGTTTCTCCTCCATTCTTGGAGCAAGTTACATCAATCCTTGGCCGATAAATTTGGCAACTCCCACCCTCAACCAATAGAGGCAAATCATCTTCTGAGTACATTATGTCGCTGCTGGTTTCTCCTAAGATGTAACCATCACACTCGAATTGAAAATCTACATTCTGCTCAACACCATTCTCAATAGTGAAGCTGAATTGGTTTACGATGAATCTATCGCTTCCAGGCAGCCTGTAAGTGTCACATTTCCTAATTCTCGGAATCTCATAGTCATTTTGAACATCTGTGCTAATTGAAGTCAGGTTAGTACTGATTCTCATCAAGCTGCCCTGATTCAATGACACAAAGTAAATCTCATTATTGAAGTAAGCCATCTGACGCGCAGGATGGTAATTGAAATCCCAATCAGTAATGTCGAAGAACTTCCCAGTAGTGAAGTCATACATGATAGAGAAGTTATCTAATGGGTCGAAGAAGGTAAGAATATAGAACACATGGCCGTCTTGACGATAGAACATAGCGGTAGACTTGTCAGGACGCTTAACCCCACTCAGCAGATAGTCGATACCGTCAGTAGAAAGCCTTTCCGCTTTACCTCCAGTCATCACCATGATAGCGGGAGAAGACTTCTCATTAATACCAAGCCAAGCAATCATGTCGTCTGATGCCGCAATCGTTGAGACTGATGCTACACCATAGTCGATGTTAATAGACGATTGTCGCTGATAGATTTGAATTCCAGCTACGTTCGTCCAGATTTCAGATACCGTAGAGCCAAGTACCAAAAGGTTATTACCGTGACTTGGAATTCTAATACAAGCAAGCGCGAAATCAGGTTTAGTCTGTAAGGTTAAAGTTTGTACCCACGTCAATTTCAATGGGTCAGCAAGAGTAGTGGGATTAAAACCACTCTTGTAGACGAACCATTGGGAACCGGAAGTCGTTTTATCTCCATTACCGAAGATGAAATAAGTGTTCT